TGGCGTTACGCAAGACGGTGTGATCGGCCCTGCAACGATCCAAGCCACTAAAACCTACGTCGCTATGGCGGTAACAAACAAACGGCTGGCGTTTATGCAGTCGCTGTCGATCTGGTCTACGTTTGGCAAAGGATGGTCTGCGCGTATCGCTGACGTTAAAGCGCAGATTAAAGCGCTATGCGGATAATTCTACTTTGCCTTTTACTGTCTGGTTGCGCGCCGGCTAAATATATTTTTCACTGCACTGTGACGCAACCTGAGAACTGTAACTAATGGACCCGCGATTGGCGTATATAGTGTACGCAGTCGCTGCCGCAGCTTCGATAGCGTATGGAGCCAAGTTGCTTTTTATGCTTGGCATTTACTTCAGGAGGACAATGGAATGATTAAGAATTGGAAGACAACTATCCCAGGAATCATCACGCTCGTTGGTGTCCTCTTCAATGCTTGGCAGACCAAGACGCTTGACTGGTCTTCGCTTCAGGCTGCGCTTGTCGCCATCGGCCTTATCGGCGCTAAAGATTTTAACGTCACGGGCGCATGACAACTGCTATCTTAATCGGCTTATTTTTAACGGTGCTCTATGGCGGCGTTAAAATGTTAATTGCTGACGCTTATGATCGTGGGCGGCGCGAGGAAGTCACACGTCGTATGGATTTGCAAGCCAAACTGAAAGCACAACAGACCAATGTCGTTATGGCCCCTAAAACCGTGGACGATACTGCTACTGATCTCGACAACGGCACTTTCTAGCTGCCAGACAGTCAGGGAAGGGTCATGCCCTCCCCTGGCTCAATACTCAGTCGCTCAACAGCGCGCTGTTGCCGCTGAACTGCGGCGGCTCCGTGGAACCGAAACGGCTCAGTTTATCATCGATTACGGCAAGCTCCGCGCGGCGTGTCGGCTTTAGCGGCTCGGTCTTAGCTGGTCTTAGTTCAGTCCGCTTTTTATAGCCAATGTTCGCGCCTTTATCCGCTTTCTGCGCTATGTAATCCGCAGCAAATTGCGCTGCAAACGCTTCGTAGTTCATAGCGTCTACGCGGCTATCAAGATGCGTAGGGTCATTAAACGCCCGCGCATTCTTAACGCAAACCATAATAATCGCCACTTCAAACGGATGGATGTCGCGCCCCAATCGCAACGATGCCAAGTCCGCTATGAGCTGGAAATTATTCTCGATGCCGCCATACGTCTCACCGCGCTCGGCGATAATATCAGCGGCCTGTCTTAGAAGATCGGTAGGTGTATGCATCTTTCAACAATTCCTCTCTTTCGCGCAACACTCGCAGAATGTTGTAGCGTTGATGCAAGCGGGTCATAATAAAAGCGCGCCGCCCATTCGCGCGTTCATCCTGAAGCAGATCGTAGATCTCCTTTTCGGATAAATCGGGTAATTTCTCATTCAGTTCATGCCAGTGCATAATTCCTCCAACGCCAGTTCGGACATGGAGCGCTTGTCTCTCAGCGCTGTTTGGATCTTTTCATCGATGGTGTTAGCACAAATAATATTGTAACACCAGACATCTTTTGTTTGTCCGCTGCGATGCAAACGCCCAATGGTTTGCTCGTACAGTTCCAGCGACCACGGCAGCGACAGAAAGATGATCTTGTTGCCGCCAAACTGTAGGTTCAGTCCATGGCCGGCGGATTTAGGGTGAATCGCTAAAAGCTCGAGTTCACCTTTGTTCCACTTGTCAACAACATTCTCATCATTCATAGTAGCGAGTTGTGGATAACGTCGTTTGAGCGCAACTAACTCTTCTTTGTAGTTATAAACAATGATTGTGTTGGCGCGTTGATTTTCTTCCAATATCTCTTCCAGCATTTCAAACTTATGGAGACTGAGCCATTGCGGGCCAAGTAATCCGTAAATGAAACCGCCGGCAAGTTGTTGAAGCTTTTGAGTAACAACCGCCGCCGTTGGAGCGCTGATGGTCTGATCAAGCTCAAGAACAAACTCCCGTTTCATCTTGTTGTAGTGCGTCATGTCCATTGTACAACGCATGTCAACGACATGCAGCTCCGGTAGCTTGTCCTTATACTCGCCGGCCTCAAGCACATATGTCGCCGGCTTAATGGTCGCCATCACGCTTGGTAGCGCGTTAGGTAACGGCACCCATTGCTGATATTCGCGGTTTAAACAGTAAAAATATTGTTGCAGGAACGCGCCTTTGCTGCGGCCTAGCAGCTTCTGGTCAACGACCTTGCATTGGCCGAACACGTCTTCCAGGCCGTTAGACGTAAACGAACCAGTCAAGCCCCAGCGTATGTGGAAGTTGTCAAGGATTTTCAGCAAATGCTTGAACCGTTTTCCACTAGGATTTTTAAGCCGCGTCAGTTCATCAAAGACAACGGCGTCAAAGCCGGCGGGATCTATGGACGGGATGTTGTCATAGTTGGTTACGACCACATCCGCTGCGCTTTCAAACGCTTCTCGGCGCTGCGCCGGCGTTCCAACCGCGACGGCGATGGGCATCTCAGGTGCCCACTTCGGCCCTTCGACAGGCCACACGTCGGTGCAAACACGCTTGGGCGCAAGCACTAACCAGCGCTGCACAAAACCCTTTTCAAGCATGTCGCGCATAGCTGTTAATGTTATTGCTGTCTTTCCCGCGCCTACTGGCGCAAGGATCATGGCGCGGTCTTTACAAAACAGAAAGTCCGCAGCTTCATCTTGATAGGGTCGGAGCTTCATTTTGTATATTCAAGATCATCAACAAGTCTAACAATAAACGCTGAAAGATCTTCAGCAATCATGGCGTATCTACGATCCGCTAAAAGATTTTGAGGCCCACCTTTTGTATATTTGTTTATATATTTAAGGTCTGCCTGAACTACTTTAGCGAGGATCATTTTGGTGAATGCGTCTTGATAGTCTCTAGCGCCCATCGGTCTACTTGCTCCCTATTCCACAAACACGCGTATTTTTGATTCATACGCTTCATGTCTTGTGCAAACACTTTCTGAAGCGCCGACAATTTGCCGCCGCTCGTTTTCAATTCAATGAACCACGTCTCTCCGTTTGGTAAACAGACAATCCTGTCTGACACCCCACGATGTGATAGCGAATTGAATTTATAGGCTTCTCCGTCCATAGCGCGGACGGTTTTAACCAAATATTGCTCAATTTCTGATTCGTTCATAAAAAAGTTATTGCATAAACAAAAAAAGTTGTCTAGTGTGATTCGCATAAGGGAGACATTAAATGGCACATTCTACTATCGTCGGGGGTTCTTCAGCAAAGCGCGTTATTAATTGCCCTGGCAGTGTTGCATTAGTTACCAAAGTTCCGCCAAAGCCGTCGTCATCATACGCTGAAGAAGGCACGTTCCTGCATGAGTGCATGGAGCGTATACTCAACGGCGAATCAATTGATACGTTTAAAGACGCGACTGAGGAACAGATCAATGAGAAATTACGGCCTGCATTCGCGGCGCTCGATGAGATCGATCCAGACGGAAAGCTTGAGTTCCAGACCGAAGTTCACGTCGCGTTTCCTGAACCATTGCAGGAAGTATTTGGGTCTTGCGACGTTGTGGGGCGTCGCGGTGATACTGCTATTATTCTTGATTGGAAGTTCGGCAGCGGAGTCTGGGTCGACGCAGAAGAAAACGACCAACTCATGTTCTACGCAGCCGCAGCTATGCACACAGAAAGCTGCCGCTGGGCCTTTGAAGGCGTCAGCAAAATCGAATGTATCATCGTCCAGCCTCCTTACGTCAAAGTTTGGGAAACAACCCCAGGACGAATCAAAAACTTTGAGCGTGAATTGGTGCGTGCTATTCATTCTGCCATGCGTGAAGACGCCCCTCTAAAGAAGGGTGATCATTGTCGCTGGTGCGCTGCTAAAGCCATCTGTCCTTTGATGAATGGCGAAGCTAACCGCGCCGTAAAGACGCAACTTGATAACCTGCCGGATCTTTCAGATGCTCTTAAACTTGCTGATTTACTTGAGCCGTGGATTAAGGATGTGCGAGACCTTGCTCTTCGCACTATGGAAGAAGGAAAAGAAATCGCAGATTTTAAACTGGTCTCAAAACGAGCAACACGCCAATGGGTTGATGCTGAAGGAGCGCGAGAAGCTCTTGAGCAAATGGGACTGGATATGTCGGAATTGATGGAGACGAAGCTCTTATCGGTAGCGCAAGCGGAAAAGGTGTTGAAAAAGCACAAGCTCGCTTTACCGAAAGATCATGTTGTGTCCATCTCATCGGGCAACACAATCGCGCCAAGGACTGATCCAAGGCCGGCTGTGTCGCAACTCGGCCAGGATCTTCTGGCTTTTAGCAAAATGGAAAGATGACAAAATGACAGACTTTGCAAACTTACCTGCGGTAGCCGATTTAGCATCAGCTCTCGAAAAGTTCTCAGCGGGTTCAACGCTGGGCGCTAGAGAGGT